GACGCAGGAGATAATGTTCTTTCTGAAACAGAATATCTATCTGGTTCTATACTCGCAGAAACAACTACAGGTACAAGACTTGATATCATAAACAATGGTGGACTATCATTTACAGAAGGTGAAAGAATTGTAGGCGCAACATCTGGAGCAATTGCATATGTTACAGACACATTAGACCCAATGGGTTATGATTTAATTACTGTTACTGAATTCTCAAAAGGTGAAATTATTACAGGACAAACAAGTCAAGTTACCGCAGAGATTAAAGAATTAATTGGAACAAAAGACTATATAGTTAAAGAGGATTATATTGTAGGTGACCAGTCAACTGATTACAACGCACAGAATGATTATTTGGATACTTTAGATGATAGTATTTTTGATTTTTCAGAAAGAAATCCTTTCGGTCAGGCATAAAGTATAAATAGAACTTATTGGCCCTCTAAAGTGTAGAAATGTTTGATTATTTTTATCACGAAATTTTTAGAAAAACAATCATTGCTTTTGGAACATTATTCAACAGCATAGAAATTAGGCAGACAAATTCTGCAGATTCTGTTGTTAATATAATGAAAGTGCCTCTTGCATATGGGCCCACACAGAAGTTTTTAGCAAGACTTGAGCAATCTCCGGATTTAAATAAACCAACTCAAATGACACTACCAAGAATGTCATTTGAATTTACTGGTGTTACATATGATCCTTCTAGAAAAATTACCGCAACTCAACAATTTGTTGTAAAAAATCCAAATGATGGATCGGACGTTAAGAAATCGTTCATGCCTGTTCCATATAATATGCAGTTTGAATTGAGTATTATGACAAAACTCAATGATGATGCTTTGCAAATAGTTGAGCAAATTCTTCCATATTTTCAACCAGCATATAATCTATCAGTGACTCTCGTAGAATCTGGAATAAATGAGAAAAGGGATATTCCCATTGTTTTAGAAAATGTCACAATGCAAGATGATTATGAGGGCGATTATTCTACAAGAAGAGTTCTTCTTTACACATTGAGGTTTAGTGCAAAGACGTATCTTTTTGGACCTGTTTCTTCTGCATCCAAGGATATTATCAAGTCTTCAACAATCAGTTATATTACTGGTACAGATACTACAAATACCACAAGAAATCTTTCTTACACGGCCGTCCCAAGAGCAATTAAGAATTATAGTGGTGATGTATTAACCAATCTAACATCAGATATTGTAAAAACAGACACATCTATTGAAGTTGATGATGCAAGTTCTATTACAAATAAAACGTATCTTGATTTGGAAGGAGAGCAAATATTTGTCACTCGAATTGATGGCAATACTATGACAGTGGAAAGGGGTAAAGATGGCACTACTATTACAGATCATCTTCGTGGTGCTCCGATAAAACCAATTACAGCAACCGATAATGCACTTGTCGAATTTGGAGATGATTTTGGTTTTGATGGTACTATAAGTTAAGTAATTAAAAAATATGACTAAAAAGTATGAAGATTTGAGCGATGCTTTTAATGTAGAAGCAGAAATAGTTCCTGAAAAAGAAAATGACATGAATGTACCTGTAATAACACCTGATGAAAAAAAGATTTCAAATGATGTTCAAAAAGATTATGAATATACGAGAGGAAATTTATATTCGATAATTGAAAAAGGTCAAGAAGCAATTAATGGTATTCTTGAGTTAGCTCAAGAAACGGAGCAACCAAGGGCATATGAAGTTGCTGGTCAATTAATTAAAAGTGTTTCAGATGCGACAGATAAATTAATGGAACTTCAGAAAAAACTAAAGGATGTTGAGGAAGATAAAGGTTCAAAAGGTCCAACAAATGTTACTAATGCACTCTTTGTTGGTTCTACAGCAGAATTAGCTAAACTCTTGAAAAAACAAAACGAAGATAAATAACTAAAAATACAAGTGTGTCATGGCAGCAACATCGGTAAATTTAACAATAGATAAAGGAACCGACTTTGAGGCAACTTTTAATCTAACAAATAGTGATGAATCGATTGCAAATTTGGCAAGTTCTTCAATATCTGCAAAAATTAAAAAACATCCAACAGCATCTTCTTCAGTATCTTTTGCATCAACCATAACTGAAGCAACGGGAAAAGTTATAATATCAATGGCATCCACAGTTACTTCAGAATTAAGTTCTGGAAGAAATTACTACGATGTTTTGTTGACTGATAGTGGAGGTTCTGTATCAAAAGTTATTCAAGGTATGGTTTTAGTTAATGATTCTGTATCATCATGACAGAATACAACGTATCTTTAACAAGTTCAGAATATAGCATTTCTTTAGATACCCAGTCTTCTTTAACAGTATCTAGTGTTAGTATAGGAGCAACAGCTGTGCCTGCAAAATTTTCAGATCTTTCAGATTTTAATGGAGATTCAGTATCTGATAAGTACGTAATTATGTACAATTCGTCAACACAAACTTATGAGGCAGTCAATCCTGATGAAATATTTACAGCTGCTGTAAATGAAACCTCATCTCCAGGAATATCTACTGTATTTTTAAATCAATTGGGAAGTGATTTAGATAATCAAATAGATGTTGATGCTGGGACTTTCTGAAAGATAAATATTTTTAATGCCTGGTATATACTAGGTTTAAGGTAAATACCATCAATGAGGAAGTTGAATGGCTGACCCAACGATAAGAATTAAAAGGTCTTCTGTCGCCGGAAAAATTCCGACAGGAGACCAATTATCTTTAGGAGAAATAGCCCTAAACACATATGATGGTAAGTTTTACGCTTCTAAAAATGTTGGTATTGGAACTACAGTATTTGCAGTCAATACATGGTCTGCTGGAGTAGGGACTAATTATTATGATACTTATTTTACTGAAGGTAATGTTGGAATAGGAACGACAATACCAACATCAAAACTTCATGTTGGTGGTGATATTTTAGTATCTGGGTTTTCGACAGTAAGTAATATTAAAATTGAAAATTCACTATATGATTCAAACAATAACGTAGGTTCATCTGGATCGGTATTAAGTTCCACAGGTTCCAATTTAATCTGGATATCTCAAGTTGCTGGAAATCAAGGTTTCCAAGGTGCACAAGGTAATCAAGGATATCAAGGAAACACAGGATCTCAAGGTGCCGCAGGGTCTACAGGTGCACAAGGTTGACAAGGAACTTCAGGATCCCAAGGTAATCAAGGAAATCAGGGCGATACTGGAGTACAAGGTTCTACTGGAGCACAAGGTGCCACAGGTTCTCAAGGTGCTACTGGAGCTCAAGGTGCTACTGGTGCTCAAGGAGATGTTGGTGCACAGGGTAATCAAGGTAATCAAGGTAATCAAGGAACTTCAGGATCCCAAGGTAATCAAGGTAATCAAGGCGATACTGGTGCTCAAGGTGCACAAGGTGCCACAGGTGCTCAAGGAGACACTGGTGCTCAAGGTGCTCAAGGCGATACTGGAGCTCAAGGTAATGAAGGCGATACTGGAGCTCAAGGAGACACAGGTGCTCAAGGTAATCAAGGAGACACTGGTGCTCAAGGCAATCAAGGTAATCAAGGTAATCAAGGTGCTACAGGAACCCAAGGTAATCAAGGTAATCAAGGAGACACTGGTGCTCAAGGCAATCAAGGCGATACGGGAGCTCAAGGTGCCACAGGTGCTCAAGGAAATCAGGGCAATGATGGAAATTTTGGTGGTGCTACCTTTGATTATACATTTAGCACTACAACAACAGATTCTGATCCCGGTCAGGGAAATTTAAGATTTAACAATGCTACTTTATCATCAGCTACATTAATGTATATTGATGATGAAGATGATAATGGAACTGACATACAATCATTTTTAAGAACTATTGATGATTCCACTTCTACAATTAAGGGACATGTTAGAGTATCTAATAAATTAGACGCTAGTGATTTTGCACTGTTTACAATTAGTGGAACAAATGTAGAAGCAACTGGATATCATAAAGTAACTGTAACTTTTGTTTCTGGGAGTGCATCTTCATTTAGTGATAGTGAAGATATAATAGTTACCTTTGCTAGAACTGGTAATATTGGTGACACTGGAGCTCAAGGTGCTCAAGGTAATCAAGGTGCTACAGGCACTGGTGCTCAAGGAGACACTGGTGCTCAAGGTAATCAAGGACATCAAGGTCTTACTGGATCTGGAGCTCAAGGTGCTCAAGGAGATACAGGAGCTCAAGGTAATCAAGGCGATACGGGAGCTCAAGGTGCCACAGGTGCTCAAGGTAATCAAGGCGATACTGGAGCTCAAGGTAATCAAGGCGATACTGGAGCTCAAGGAGACACTGGTGCTCAAGGTAATCAAGGAGATACTGGAGCACAAGGTAATCAAGGCGATACGGGAGCTCAAGGTGCCACAGGTGCTCAAGGTGCTCAAGGAGATGTTGGTGCACAAGGTAATCAAGGACATCAAGGTGATACAGGAGCACAAGGTAATCAAGGAGATACTGGAGCACAAGGTGCCACAGGTGCTCAAGGAAATCAAGGTAATCAAGGTAATCAAGGCAATCAAGGTAATCAAGGAAATACTGGCGATACTGGTGCTCAAGGTGCCACAGGAAATACTGGTGCTCAAGGTGCACAAGGCAATCAAGGAAATCAGGGATATCAGGGAGATCAAGGTGATAAAGGAGGTCTTTTATATCTCTTTGATGGTGCAAGTCAGGCAAGTGACCCATCTAATGGAGATGTTAGATTTAACAATGCTACATTTGGTTCTGTAACAATAGTATATGTTGATGGACTAACATCAGATGCAGCAAATATAGAAACTTATGTTGATACTTGGGGAGATTCTACCAATACCGTTAAAGGTCATTTAATTATAAAATCAAATACAAATTCGGATGTAACATATTGTATTTTTGAAGTTACTGGGGTTAGTGCACAAACTGGATGGACTAATATTAATGTCCAAAACCCAGTAGGGTCTGCACCATCAGATAATGAATCAATAGTTCTTGAATTTATTAGATCTGGTGATATAGGTGCTCAAGGTGCTCAAGGAGCACAGGGAAATCAAGGATATCAAGGTGATACTGGAGCTCAAGGTAATCAGGGCCATCAAGGAGACACAGGTGCTCAAGGCAATCAAGGTAATCAAGGAGACACTGGTGCTCAAGGTGCCACAGGTGCTCAAGGAGATGTTGGTGCACAAGGTAATCAAGGTAATCAGGGAGATGTAGGTGCTCAAGGTGCACAAGGTGCCACAGGTGCTCAAGGAGATGTTGGTGCTCAAGGTAATCAAGGACATCAAGGACATCAAGGTGCCACAGGTGCTCAAGGAGACGTTGGTGC